TTTCAGCGGTTCTTTTTTGTTGACAAGCACTTTTCTTTTGAGAATCTGTCATTTTTGACGCAACACCCGCAGCCCTACATTTAGGATATCCCTTATCAGAAGCGTCTGGTCTACCACATGGAGGATGACCCCCACCTTCTTTTTTACGACATATATTAACCCAAGGACCTTTAGGTTGACTACTACCTTTTGGTTTCTTTTTTGTTCCAAACCAAACAGCCAAATCCTCTTTAACTATTTTATTAAACGGACCTACAGGTGCTCCGGGACCATTCCCACCATTAATATTATTACCATCCTCATCACTTAAAGATGGGTTATTTTTTATTTCTTTAGATATCTTTTTGGCTTTCTTTTCCATTTCTGAAGCTTTCTTTTTTGAAACATCTAATGAACCGTCATAACTATCATATTCTAAATCAGCATCCACATAGTTTGATACGGGTATTATAAAAGGTGCGGTATCTTTTTTCTTAAAAATTTTAACACCAGGACTCATAGGTAAAACATATGAACCTCTTGAACCCCCACTATCGGTTGCTTCCGAGATAATAGAATCTTCTTTATACCATTCGAGAAGTTCTTTATTTAAATTTTTTATGGACATTAAGAAATAATTTGATTATATTATAAATACTACAAAAAACCAAAAATATATGAGTGAAGAAATAAAAAATGAAGAAATGGGACAACCCTTAGGTATTTTATTTGATGTAATTAATTACTATAAAATAGAAGATTTGGATAAGTTCATTTCAGAATTAAATCATGACCAAGCATTATACTGTATTGTTCAAGCTAGTCAAGCGGCCTTTAAAAGAAATGCGTATACAATTACGGAATCTGAACTACTATCAAAAGCGTTAAGAAAGATGTCAACACCAAATGTGATTACGGAATAATTAATATTGTTTTACAAAATTATAAATAGAATCATATAATTTCTTTCTCATTATGATTTTTGATAATTTTTTACAATCTTCAGGAAATACATCAAACCCCTCATGAGATGGTTTTTTTAATAATTCTGATAATTCAACTTCAATATCATCAATATTTATTTGTTCTTTTGCCCATAAATCATATTTGTCTTTTTTGTATCTAAACATTCTAAATAACTTAAAAGCCAATTCCTCAGGTGTTAGCTTATCCTGTTCAGACAAATACTGTCTCTTAGTTGCATTTTCATGTAGATTTAAAATTCTACTTTTTTCTTCGTTATTTACTTCAAATATATTCTCTATCATAGTTCTGATTTATTATAAATATCTTAATAATAAAAAAAGGAGACAATAAATTGTCTCCTTTAGTGTATTTGTAAAAGATTGATTATCTCAATTCTCTTAAATCAAATGTTCTAACACCATCAACTGTGATTTTACCATAGAAACGGTTATTAACCATCTTCTTAGCGTATCTCGTCATAATACCCTTAATCGGAGTAAAGTTAAACGGATTGTACATAGTTGGTGTTAATTGTAATGGTACGTATGGTGCGTAGATGTAACCTGTATCTAACAATGATGTTCCTTTGTGCCCAATCAAAACAGTGTTTGGTGGGAAGTAAGGGTCACGATATACTTGGTAACGACCTGCTAAAGTACCTACTCTTTCGATACCCATGTTGTATTGGTCTTGTTCAGGAGCCGCGTTTGATACGTGGAAATACTCCAAATCATCAAAAATAGCACTGATTTCAGAAGAAACAACTATCCAGTTTGCACCACCTCTCAAAGTTGATTTGTGGATTTGCGCTGAAACTTGGTTGATTGCTGTAATCAAAGTTTGGTTCCAATCTTTCTGAGTATAAGAAGTTGTTTGAGAAATTCTTCTCCAACCGTTATAATCCCATCTGATAGTCCAAGCGGCACCTTTACGTAAATCACGTAAGATTTCACGGTCAATTTCAGCAGCAACTTGTTCTGACAATAAAGCAGTTAATTCTGCTTCAGCATCGATGTTGTGGAAAGCCGCAACGTCTTGAGCCAACTCAGGTGACCATTGTGCTCTTAATTTTCTTTCAGTTACAGAAACTGTTACTGATTCTAAATCAAAAGAAACTTCACCAATTTTATCTTCAAACTCAAGTTCTTCATAACGTCTAAATACCGCTGTGAAGTCACCATTTCCTAATGTAGTAATTGTAGTTCCTGTATATCCATCCAAACTAGTTGCTTCGCAAGTAGCACAGATAGGGCAAGAAAGGTCAACTTCTAAATAGATACAACCTGTTGGGCTACAAATGTCATTAAACATACCATTGTTACCTTCAGATGCCCATGGTGCTTGTGTTCTTGTAGACAAACCGTTAACGATACCTTGACCATATTGTTGAGTTACAACTCTGAACAATAATGAGTTAGGATTACCAGCAGCATTGAATAAAACATTACAAGGTGTTGTTTCAAAAGAACCACTTGTGTTAGCAAAAATTCTTAAGTCAGCCAAGAATGATTCTGAATCATATTCATTACCATCAGGTCCAAGTAATTTACCATTACCTGTATTTGCAAAACCACACATGCTAATGATAATTTTTCTAACGTTTAAACCATTGTACTGACCATTAGCTTCAACTAATTCACCGTTAGACCATGCTTGTACTGTTGTTGAAGTTGTAACCGCTGACCATCTACCTTTAGAATAGTCAAACAATCCTGGAGGGTCTAATTGACCTTCATTACCTTCATAGAATGAATCATAAAGATTTTTCTTGTAAGTTGGATTGTAAGTACCTGTTCCTGGCTCCATATAACCTGCATCAGGATTACCTGGATAGTTACCCGGTGCGCCTACAGGTGCGTAGTGGTCACCTGAACCACCTGCATATGTTGTAGAGTCATAAGTACCACCACTGTAACCTTGAATTTTAGGTACAAAAAAGAACAATTTACCAATTGGTAAGTTCATAGCTTGTACAGAAACGATATCGTTTGCCAAAAGTTTAGAGAATACTCTTCTTACAATTGGAAATACAACTGTTTCAAAAGAACCTGAAGAATCTGTTGCAGATGCTTCGTTGATTAAGAATGATGCTTGGTTTTCGTATAACTGTGCAACGTTCTCTTTAAGGTGACCTCTAAGACCCTCAAGGAATCCTAATTTGTCCCATTTGTTGATTGTGTCTTCTTTGATAACTTTAAGGTGCTTAAGACCAATGTTACCAACAAGACCGCTTTCTAATAATGCTCCCATTTTAATTTTTATTTAATTTTTTTTAGTTTATTTTATGATGTTCATTTTTGACATCAAATCTTTCATTCTCATAAATTGAGGATTTTCGTAAGTTTTTGACTCAATTAAATTAGCGGCTGAACCTGATGATGGAGTTTTTTCAATTTTATCTTGAATAGATTCTTTCATAAGTTTATTACCGCCTTGAGATGAAAGTTCATCTTTAACAATTTTGTAAAGAGATTTTGACTCTTTTAAGGATTCTACCGAATCAAATCTTCTTAAGATGTTGATTTTTTCTTGCTTAGTTGTAGAATGTTCAGTAAACAATCTTGTGGCATATGCCAAGTTTGAGTTAAATACGGCTACTTCGTTAAGTTTACTTCTGAAAACGTTAAGTGCTTTTCTGTACTCTTCATTTTTTTCTCTAAGTAATTTAACTTCTCTTTCAACGGACTCAACATTTAAATGTCTTGGTGCTGCTTTTGGTTTAGGTAAGCCGTTTCTACCAAATCTTCTTCCAGCACCTAAAGTTCTAGAAGCTTCTTTGGTTTCGGTTTTCTTAACCACTTTATTAGTACCGCCCATATTCTCTCCTTTTTTAAATTCAAATTTTGGTTTTCCCATTCCAACACCTTTGGTGCCTTGTTTCATGGTTTCTTTAAAACCACCTTTTGCTTTTTTGTATTGGAATTTGGCTTTACCAATTCCTTTAGCTTTAGGTTTAAATCCTTCTTCTATTGATTCGTCATCTTCTTCAGACCAAGATTCATCCATAGATTCATCTTCAGAATCCACATCATCTGTGTCATCCATTTCAATTTCGTACATAACTCCATCTTCAGAATCCACATCGTCTGTGTCATCCATTTCTACTTCAAACATAACTTCTTCGTCTTCTTCGTCTTCCATACCATGAACCGGAGAAATTTCTTCCCAATCCTCTTCGTCTTCTTCATCTGACATACTACCCATATCCATGCTCATGTCATCAGACATTCCGAATTCGTCATCTTCCATACCCATTTCGTCATCAAATTGTTCACCTAAAGAAATTTTATAATGAGAATCTTTATTGGTATCTTCTAAATCAATAGTGTTACCATCTTTTTTCACCATAATACCGTCATTAGGTCCCATCGCTTGAAATACCTTCAAAAGGTCTTCATCTGATATATCAGAATTTGTTAAATCGATAGGTTCTTCGTCTTCGTCGTCCATTGTCATGTTCATATCAGAATCGTCTTCATCATCCATGTCATCCATGTCTAATTCATCCTCATCATCCATGTCATCTTCTGTGTCAGTCGTGTCGTCAGTTTCATCTTCAGATTCTTCATCTTCCATGTCAACTTCATCTTGTTCATACATTTCATCAGTTTCCATGTCTTCCGATTCATCATCTTCAGCCTCTTTAAGGGACTCTTTTACTAATTCTCCGATTTCTTTACTCATTGTTGAGTGAAGTATTCCTTTTGCATTTTCAGAAATTACATTTTCCAAACTTTTCATTTGAAGTAATGTTTCTTCTACTAGTGATTTTTTTTCTGCCATTTTTAGTATAATTTACTATATAAATATTTCTATTTATACAAAAAGTTTATTATAAGAGTATTTTACCCCTATTTATTTTAGAATTGCGGTTTATTACTTCAATAAATATTACCACATACGAAAAAAGGAGACATATTGTCTCCTTTTATTTTAAATTTTTTAAATTACTTACACTTCTAACACCTCATCAATTTTACTTTCAGATACAGAAGTGATTCTCCAGTCCTGAGAAAACGTTTCGTATCGTTTTGTAACCTTCGCTTCAACATCAGTTACCGAATACCCACGAACCAATTTTTCTTCTCTAATTTTTTTAACCTTCCCTGTTTCAGGGTCTGGCAAATCATAAGTGATTTTTGCCACAAAGTACTTTTCATCCATAATTATTATTTTCCCAAATAATCGGATAATTTTCTCATTAAGTCAAGTGATTTGTTTCCTTCACCAGGTTGTGCACCTAATACTCTTTCTCTTTTCATTTTATTTTCCTCATCAAGATTCTCTTCGTAGTTATTTCTATCTTCAGGATTTAAGAAAAGATATGCACCGGGTGTAGATGGGGATGACACCAAATCAAAACAGATTAACTCAAAATCATCCTGAACTTCATTTTGGTCTCCTTTCTTAGCCAAAGAACCAACACCTCTTGATGATATACCTAACGTAACACCTTGTCTTAAATAGTTGGCTGCCATATCTCCTTTACAAGAGATGATACCTCTTTCGTGAAATCCTGGTGACGTTAATAATTTTAACTTACCCATTAGAATATTACCTTCCCACCATACTTCAGTTATCATATGAGAAACTCTATCCAAGTCAATCAATGATGATTCGGGGTGATTTAGTTCAGATAATGCAATACCTTTTGAAATTGCTTTCTTATAGTTTTCCGATTCTCTTTTTAATATTTTTTCAGGATAAATTCTTCCGTTTCTATTTGGGGTGTTGTATTTTTGTAGCACAGCATAAAACTCAAATGGTTTAGAGTAATCTAACATATTTTTAGATTCTTTAATTATGTGAGCATTATGTGACTCTGTTGGTGATATAAAACCGGCGTCGTATTCTACAAGTATTCCCTTCCCTATTTCATTTGGTCCCAATATTTTCATATTATTATTTTATAATAAATATATTGATTTTACTATTGAGATGAAATAGTTTCTTTTTTGGTTAGGTAAAATGAATAAGAATCGTTCTTTCTAAAATTTTTATTTATTATTCCGTCGGTAATTTTTTTGATTTCGTTTTTAATAATTGGTGATTTAAAATCTTCATTTTGGTTTTTCAAATAAAAAAAACATTCTAAATTTAAAAATGATTTTTTATTTAGTTGGATTCCGCTATGTCTTAAATCTAAATCAACAATAAATTTTTCATTAAAAATTGTTGTGTCTAAATAATCTAAGATTGAGTGTTTAATTTGTCTTGATAAGTTGTTAACTGACCTTTGTGGTGTTTCTATTTCTTTTTTAGGTTCAGCCCAAGTTTGAATGTTAAGGTAAATTGATTTTAGTGTTCTAGAATCTACTGTTCCGTAGCTCACTTTATAAGAACGATAACCCGTTAGTTTCGTACTTTTTCCTTTCTTCATGTTTTTCCATTGTATGTAGTTTATTTTTTATAAAAATACACAATAAAAATTGACATGTCAAAGATTTTTAATAATATTACGGATATTTGTATTATATGATAATTGTAAATGTAGATAACAAAACTCCAATAGATAAGGCACTTAAAATGTTAAAAAATAAGGTAATAAAAACAAAACAAAATGATATTTTAAGAGGAAAAAAAGAATACACTAAAAAATCAGTTGTCTTAAGAACCCAAAAGAAAAAAGCGATTTATAAACAAAAGTCTATAAATTCTCATTAAGAGTTTTTAATTTTATAAGTGAGATAGAATCTACAGTATCGTTTTTAATCTTACTAATAGTTTCGGTTATTTTTTCATTGGTTTCTTTATCTGACTCACTCAACATATTTTCTAATTTTTCAATTACCAATTCACTTAAAACATCATATCTTTTAGAAATTTCATTTTTAGGTAAAGTCAAATATTTCTTAACCTGATTTAATTCTGACTCATTTAAATCTGATAAATAATTTTTTAAGTTTTCATTTGCAACCTCAACAATTTTTTCTAAAGGAATATTAACTAACGATGAAGTGGGTTCTTTAGTCGTAAGATTTGATATAATTTTATTTTTGCTATCAATAATATTCTCAATAACTAACGTACTTTTATTAAAGATGGTGTCAATATCTTTATAATAGTTTTCACATTTTATATCCTTAACCCAATACTCTAATAGTGAAATTGATTTTTTAGAAAAATTAATCCTGTTAAAAATGTCAATACATTCATTAACATAATCTTCCGCAAATTTCTTTTCAAATCCTTTTGATTTAGAGATTTCATTATATATGTGATAAGCCCTACTGATACTATCGTTCTTCAAAACAATACTCTTAAAGGTTTTTATTTCTTTATAAAAGTTATTTTTTGAATAAGACTCCGTTAATTTTTTTTCTATTTTTGTTTTTATTTTACAAAATT